TTCTGATCTCGCATTTGCCTGAAAGCGCAACACAGCCTCAAGCAGCAGGGGATGGCGAACCTTTGACATTCCCTCAACAGGCGCACCGTCTGGGGTTCCTTGGAGGCCGGGGAGTTCAATCTTGAGGCCAAGAAGTTTAATACCTTGGGCACGTTCCTGTATCCATTCTTCACGGCTGGTCATGTCATTGGAGATGCCGCGCATTAAATCATCCGCAATGCGGCTCAGTTCATTCTCTTCAATGTCTTCCGCCAGATTTGCAAACCAACCCTCTGGCTTCTTCTTGCCTACCTTCTCAATGGGTTTACCATCCAATGATACGCTGATTGTGCCGTCTGGATGCTCAATGCGGAGGACGTTTCCATCCATGTCCATTTCCGGCTGGTCAGTGCCATCTTCTATCATTTCAACAACAATATCGCCGCCGCCGCCAGCAATTTCAGGTTGCTCTTGATCATCTTGCAGACGAATGTTTGGTGATAAGCCGGGTGTCAGCGCCATTGGTCAATCCTCATTGTTTCAACGCAGTATAACCTATTTCATAATTTAGGCAAAGTTCCGCTTTCCGCTTCTCCCCCTACCCAACAAGGAAACATGTTGGAATAGGACGCGGATCGGGGAGGGGATACGGACGCTGTTTACCCATCAATGCCTTGTTGGTTTTCCCAACTATCGTATGGCCAGTACGCCCCCCAGACTATACGCCTGTCCAACGGGGTATGATCAGTTGATGGCTATCCCTGCGCTTTCCCAGCTAACAGGGCCGTCGGAAATCCCTTTCGGGCAAAGTTCCGGCAGCGTCGTCTCTAGCATTTATGACCGCCAGCAAGTCCCAATCTGATTACAGCACAGACCGTCAAAAAGCCGTCTGAACCATTCACCTCGCCCACTCAATCGGATTAATCCGGGTGGTCCTCAGTGAACTTCTACGAACTTGGCGGAAAGGGATTGATCAAACGCAAACAAACAAGTATGTTGTCTTTGTCTGAACCATCTGCTCTGCCAAGAACAACTTCAGGTTCAGATGGACCCCAGTGTTGAGCAAGTCTCCGCTGGGGTCATCTTTTTTCAAGATACCGCATCTCTGGCGGCAGTCAAGCGGATTAATTTGGTACGGGCTATGGTTAGCACACACTCATGCACTGCCATTGTCTTAAACCACACCCCCGTACAGAGTGGCAGCATTGTGTTTACCGTACAATGCGGACGAAAAGCCGCTCAACCCTTCCAGAACACAAACCAGATAGGGTTAACCTCTGTTATTTTTATATGATATACAAATGACACATTATTTCAATAGGTTACATAAAATTTTCGGAGAATGACATTATGCCTGCTCCCAAACACTCCCAAGAATTAATATTTGAAACATTGAAATTGTATGAATCCAGTGGCAAAAGCTGCGCTGTGGCGGCAAGAACTTTAAACATTCCACGGACCACATTTGTCAGCCGTCTCAACATTGCATTGGAAAGGTATCCCGATGGAATCTCAGAAACGGCTCATCCGCAATCTCGTTGGACCTATCCTCGTATGGTTGTTGTGGAAGCACCTTCAACCCGTTGGATTGTTGGTTCAGATTTACATGTCTGGTCTGGCGAACCTACACTGATATTCAAAGCCTTCGTCAAAGTAGCAAAGATGCTGAAGGTGGATGGTATTGTCCTTAATGGTGACATCATTGACGGAGCAAGGGTCAGCCGCCACCCGTCCATTCGCAATTCATCTGCTCCAAAAATTGAAAAAGAAATTGAAACCGCCAAGGCATGGCTGCGGCTGCTTCCCAACGCTAAGCACAAATTGTGGACGTTGGGCAACCACGATGTCCGCATTGATACCTACGTTGCCGCCAACGCAAATGAACTGGATGGGTATATCTTGTCTTTGGCGGATCACTTTAAAGACTGGAAATTCTCCTATGCCTTTGAAGTCAACAATACGGAAATCCGCCACAGGTTCCGGTCTGGCATCCACGCTGCGTGGAACAATTCTCTGCATTCAGGCGTCAACATTGTAACGGGCCACACCCACCAGTTGCAGGTAACCGCTACACGGGACAGAAACGGCAGTAGGTGGGGCGTTGAGACCGGGATGATGGCTGACCCCTATGGGCCGCAGTTTGAATACGCTGAGGGTACTCCGTCTCGGTCGCATCAAGGATTTGTTGTACTGTCATTTGACGAGAACGGATCAATGCTGCCGCCAGAGTTGTGTGAGATGATCGGTGGCCGCCCCATTTTCAGAGGCGACCACATTTTTTAAAGAAGAAGTTACTTTTCTTCTTCTTCATCCTCGTCCGCGTCTTCATCTTCATCTTCCGATGATTCTGCGTCTTCGTCTTCAATTTCAAATTCAACAAGGCAGTCATTGCCTTCCTCGTCTTTTTCAATTTTAAGGGCAGGACGATCAAACGCTTCGCCTTGCAACTTAAAATCTTCCGCTATCTCTGCGTAGGTCGTGCCTTCCGTGAATGCGCCATCATCCGACCAGAAGGTGATCTCACCGTCTTCGTCGTAAAACACTTCACGAATGGTGTAAGAATTTTCCGAAAACTCTTCAGTTTCGTTCTTTGGTTCCAGAACAATGCGGTAGTTCCAAGACATGGGTTTGGCTCCTATGGTGTAAACATCCGCGCTAAATTCCGCTTTTGGCTCCATGCCAAAGGTAAAATTGGCGGTCAGGGTTTGAACTTTAAGGGACATTTGAATCTCCTGTTAAAAGGCAGAACCACCATAGAAAACTAATTCATCAAATTAATGACAGAGTGCATCACTTATCCTCCTTCAATGCGGCACGGCACACAGCCAAAAACAAGTGGTCCTTTACTTGTTGGAATTCTGGCAAAAATTTATATTCGCATATGCAAGGGTGTTCTTTTTTATCAGCGTTTTTATGTGGCCCCCACCTCCATCCATCCGCTAATTTATCTTTTAACCAATTAATGTGGCTATCTTCTGGCATTGTATTTGGGTTTTCAGCATGAAACTTCACGCCGTTAATCGCGCTATCTTTTTGCCATTGCGGGGCGTCATTCCATGCCACCTGACTGTCATCTCCAATAAACAAACAATAGGCACGATTTACTTCATGTGCGATTTTAGCAATATCTTCGTATGTCATCACTCACTCTCCTTCAGTGCGGCACAGGAAAGAACCCATGCAAACGCTGCTTTTACCGTTCTCATTTCTTGCTGTGTTATTTCGCCAAGATGCAAACGAATTGTTTGATTGTCCGCGTTTAACGCTTCCCGCAACCGCTCAATATAATTTTTTGAATCACGCGATAACTGGTCTTTGCCATTAAACCGCAAATGCTCATCTAACTGTTCAACAATATCCATCACTCACCCTCCATTGCCGCAGGTTTACCTATATCCAACCACTGGCGAACTTGATCTTTAAACAATTTATTTTCTTGTTGTGCTTCGTATAGCCATCTGGCTTGCATGATGTTGGTTTTCCGCAATCGCTCAATTTCGTCGGCAGCTTCATCATAAATATCATTGTTCCCCCAACCAAAAGATAGCCAAGTAATTGCACGTTTACGCAACCGTTCAACAATGTCAGTCATTTCGGCGGCTCCGTTAAATGCATCCAATGAGACGGCGTGTTCTTTTCATTCAGCGGATATAAAATACCGCCTTCTGCAATGCTCCAATTGGAGCAAAATTGTGAACCACGATAAAGGCAAATGTATCGGTGCCACCCAAATTTGGGGCCAAGATTTTTTGCTCCGAGAAAAGGTTTCCCGTCCTTTGGTGCTGTTTCTATTGGTTGCCATTCAGTCATAACAAACTTTCTTTCAAATCAATAAATTTTTGTCGTTGTTTTGGATGAACTTCTACTCCAACATATTCAAACTCATCTAATATTTTTAAACATTCATCATAAAATTTATTTGCTTCACACGCATTTAATTGATCCAATTTGTTCGCAAAATAATAAGCGGCTATTATGCTTAATTCTTTTAATTTTCTTAATGATGCAAGATTATAAACACGAATTTTTTCATATTCAGTCATTTTGGCGGCTCCGGTAATGGCATCCAATGGGTGGCTGTAATACTGGAAACGCAACATCCGCATCCATTATGCTTTGGCTCCATTCCAAACGAGTTCATATATCTGACGAGCCATATTGTTTTCTCATCCCATACTAGGTATTCGGCGTCGTCTTCTTTTGGCGCTGTTTCTATTGGTTGCCATTCACTCATGACCGCACCATCCCGCAATAGCCGTGGGTTGGGCCTTCCTTGAACATACCTGCCTTTCTGCCAAGAATTTCAAATTCTTCTATAGCAATCCAATTTTCCCGTGGTTTTGGGTTAGAATCCGTCTCTGCCCAAATATAAGTTTTGCTGGTTTTATCTGCCCAACGCCAAGCCATACATTGTGGGCCAATACACATTTGATAAACAATGTTGGGATTTCGCCTTGCCATTGACATAACGCAGCCTCTATCCGCTGCCTCGTCAGGAGTTACATAATGCGGATTGTCAGTCATATCCATATTCTCCTTGGTTTAACGCCGTGCCGCTCCAATGCTGTTGTGAGGGCCATGCGGCTGATACCCATTTCCTTGGCGGCTTGCGTTAATGACAGGCCATTGTGCAAATGATCCAAAGCAATTCTAATTCGCTCCTCTGTCCATTTGCCAACATGCTGCCCAATTTTATTAGTCATGCTTCGTCTTTCTTATCCCATGAAAACTTAGGCAATGTAACTGTTGGCTTTACGCCTTCCCCACCTTGTGTTTTTCTGATGGATTGTATTCGGGCTTCACGCTTGGCTATTTCAATCTTAAGCAACCGCTTCTGGTCTTCCGTTAGTTTCTTCTCTTTTGGCATTGTCTTCCAATTCCTTAATTCGTTTTACATAGTGCGCTAATGTTTTAGCGTAAAATTGTTCCCGCATTTCTGCCGCCAGAAGATCAGACTCCAGCTTTCGTATCACGTTTTGATACTCAATTTCTAATTTGTAATCCATCACTCCCTCTCCTTAAGTGCGGCGCGTGACCCTAAAAAATCCACTTGTTTAAGTATCCACGGGTTTATGATAGCCATAATATCTCGTTCGCGGTCCGGGCCTTGCGTTAGCAACCACATTATTTTCACCATGTCTTCTCGCATCTGCACAATCTCATTGTCCTGTTCTATAATTTTTCGTTCCAGCCAAATAACCGGACTAATCTCTGGTGCTCCCTTCATCACTCACCCTCCCATTGTTTTGCCATTTCCAAGGATGTAACCATTGTCCAACATAAATTTCTCCAGCATCTTTATGTGGTCTGATTCAGTTTTGTTTTTGTCATTAATGGCTTTTTCTTCCAACTCATTTACGGTGTTGCACAGGTGTGCCACATCATCTCCAAGGTCATCAATTTGGTCATTTGCAAATGATAACTCCCCTTCTAATTCTTCAATCTTTTTCTCCAGCTCTTCAATTTTGCCTTTTGCATCACGGGATAATTGATCTTTACCATTAAAACGCAGATGCTCATCTAACCGTTCTACAATATCATCCATCATTCACCCTCCTTCAATGCGGCTACACGGATAATTTCATGTTCTGTCTGGATCATGTCGTTAAGAATTATGAGCCTTTCCCATAGCTTTTGATTTTCTTCCCGCAAATGCTCAATCTTGTTGGCGGCATCATTTGGCCGATCTTTTGGCCGATCTTTTGCAGCCTCCCGCAACCGTTCAATTTCATCCATTGCGTCTTGCAAAGTAACCTTATCCATACCAATCTTCATTAAATCTCGTAATTCTTCCAATCGTTCAATAATGCTTAAATTTCGTTTATCAATATCCATCACTCACCCTCCTTCAGTGCGGTACGGGCTTTATCAACCAACATGGTGTGGTGTTTAATAAGCCAATCCCTTACGTTGTAACCATGATCAATCACCCCCGGAATGTATGCATCTGCAATTTCTTTCAACGCTTCCCGCAATTGCGCTGCATCTTCCCGCGATGAATCATACCATGCCCGCAAATCTTTGTTGGCGGCAAAAAGGCGCTCGTTTTCTTCTTGCAGTCGCTTAATCTCGTTGGCGGCCTCAATCAATACAAATGTTATAGGCTTCTTCAATTTAACAATATCCATTGTGTTCCCCTTGGAGCGTTAGAGCGGGTTATGGTTTGCAGCTTCCACTTACCATTATCTTAAACTACGCCCCCGCCCAGCGTAGTAGCACCTTATGCACCTAAGACCTTCCCCCATGATAAGGAACAGGGGAGGAATTACTTCAACCGAAATACTCGGTAACCACCCTTTTCATCAGCAACGCGAAATAATTTGCCTCCAAACCTCTTCTGAGCAACAGATGCAGATGATTTAAGGCTGGCCTTTGACGACACATCAGCCGCTGGCACATAGAAACTGTCGCCAACTTCCATTTCACCAAACGGATAGCGCGACGATGACAGGCGAGCACGAAACTCAGGCATTGGAACTTTTTTGTCTAATTTGTATTTAATCATTGTGTGTTTTCTCCTTTTACACACAAACAATTTATTTAATCATTAAACAGGATACAACGGAATATTAGAATTATTCCCAGTAAATTTTTGGCTCTCACTTAATTCAAATGTTCTCTCAACACCGCGTGTTATCATTCCGGTTTTACGCATAAATGTTATTGCTTGGCTAACTGTATCCACCAAGTCATCATGAATGCCTTTTGGAAACTCTTCCACTTCAGTCACAACCATGTCAGCCCACACTCTGAACAGATCAGGGTCTCCCAGCTTGGTGGGCGCATACACCAACCCCTCGCTGAACAAATGCTGCACTGCGTATAGTCTGGCAGTCTTATCCAAGTCCTGCGGGTTTACTTCCCTGACGCTAAATTCTTCAATGCCAACCAGCCGCCTGATTTCTTGAGCCACTGATATGCCCGGCCCCTTAGCTTCCACCAATAGAATATCAATCTTGCTATCACGCGCAGTCTGCACGATCTTCTGCACCAACTCATGAAACTCCAGTCGCGCCTTCCACGCATTGGTCAGCATGATCTTTGGCACGTCAGCGCCCTGATCTGACTTCTGAATGCGCGTCACTACATTGCCGTGATGATCCCGATTGACGATAGCCGTAGCCTCGCCACCGTCACGCCACACGCCCCAGCAAGTCATGGCGGAGAAGTCATTCTCCTTCTTGGTGGTGTATGCCAAGTCTAATGATCCAATGGTCACTTCCATATCAGGAAAGGATGGCTTGTCGTAAGGCACCCACCATGTGCGTTTGATGATACCGCCGCCAGCAGGCGTTGGCCTTTGCTGCAACTGACCAGCCGCACCGTATGGGCCTAAATCTTTTTCTAAAAGCGTTACTTGTTCCTCACCGAACCGTTCAGGCCAAAGCAGTTGGCCCTCCTCAGTCCGTGGGTCTGTCCACACAATGTCACCCTCATCATCGTTGGCGGCACTGGGAACCAGCGTAGTGTATATCCGTCTCTCAGGCTCAAAGCGCATGGGCAACATCAGATGCTGCCAGTTACCAACATCTTTTGTTAAAATATGGCCAGTAATGTCCCTAGAATTTAAACGCTGCTGAATAACTATCCTGCATCCTCGCTTGCTATCATTTAAACGCGTAGACCAAGCCTGATCCCACCATTCGTTGGTACTAAAAATGATAGCCTCAGAATTGGCTTCACGGCTGTTGTTGGGATCATCCGCTATCAGATACGTTCCACCCATACCAGTTGTGGAGCCACCGACAGACGTAGTTTGCCGCCTGCCGCCAGACACAAGATCAAACTGGCTCTTTGTATTCTGATCTGGTTGCAATTGCACCATCTCACCCCAACGTGATTGGAACCAGTCGCTCTCAACCAATCGGCGGCACTTCAGGCTGTCCTGCAACGATAGGCTTTGGCTGTAAGACGCATACAAAAACTGCACACCATTGCCAGAGGTCGGTGACTTCTCAGCCTGTATCCAACACCACGCCGGAAACAGAACGCCCACAAGCGTGCTCTTTGAGAAGCGTGGCGGAATGTTAATGATCAAATTACGGATATTACCATCAGCGCATGCCTGTAGATGGTCACACACTGCCTGCATTGCGAAGCCACCGCCAATGAACTCCGCCGGGTCAATCACATGCCACGCTTCTTTAGCAAACTCATACAGGCTGCGTTCCATACGCCGCTTGCTTAACTGCATCCGCAGCCGTTCAGCCTCCAGACGCGGCAACTGCCTTACATTAAGCATTTTCTTCCGCTTCTTCTTCCTCGTACTCCCAAGGCTCGTACACAATCTCCTCATTGGGTGTCGGCAATGCAAGCACCGTATTCAGCATGGATTCAAGTTGCTCCTGCTGGTCAGTGTCCAATGCATCAATGTCAATGCTCTGCGTGAGGATAGGGCCACCATTGGGGCCACTCAGTTCCACCTGCTTGGTTTCAGACCACAATCCCTTGCCACGGCTTTTTAAGAAGAACTTTGCAGCATCCAGTGATTTATCAGTATTGGAAAGCATTTCAGTCACGATCACGTTGGTGGCAGCGGCTATCGTTGTAGCCCAACCTGTTTCCAGTTCATGGGCATAGTATTTGGTTAATGTTTCATCAGTTAACTTCATTTGTGCAGCTATTTGATATTGCCACAAGCCCGAAGCGGCCATGATTTCCACAGCCTTCCTCGTTGCATCTGTAGGTTGATGCGCTGGTCTACCTCTTGGAACCTTTTTCTTAGCCATTTTTACACCAAATTAATTATAATGTAATGTTATAACATAACACTTTGTAATCTTTCACTGAATGCAAGTCACATCCCCTACGATTTTTTCGGGATTTTTGCGGTATCATGATACCTCACTTATCGTATATGATATTTGGAGCCTTACCCCATGACCAATCCCATATATACCAAGCATAGTTATGGCGTGGGCTTCCAAATGTACCTGCTATCCACCTTGGGCGCTTAGTCAGGACGATCTTGCAGGCGAAGGGCTTCTGACCAAAGATTTTCTTACGGCTGCTGGCACAATCAAACTCATTCCTAAGAAGCATACAAACCCGTCCACCAAAGTTCTTTGTCAGCAACAGGGAATGCTCAATAAACCGATCAGCCAAATCTTCAGCAAACGGCGGGTTTGTTACTATGTCTCTCTCATCATTCTGCCATGTCAAAAGGAAATCGCCCACAGGAAATCCAAAACCATAATCAAAAATATCAGTTCCGATGATATCTATGTTGTTCATTTTAAAAACATTAACAATTGCTCCCTTGCCAGCGGCTGGCTCCCAAACCCGCGCAAATGATTCGTGTCGCAACAATACCTCCGTGACCCAAGGTTCAGTCTCGTAATGATCCCACGCCCTGCGCTCGTAGTACGTTTCCATCATTAGCTGATCAGCCATATCACTCTCCATTTAAAACTTTTCGTGTCTCTCAATTCGTTTACCTATCCATGCCATCACTGGCACTGCCATGCTATTTCCCAATGCCTTATACCGAGGGCTATCAGTCGCGCCGGGGATGTAGGTATAATCGTCAGGGAAACCTTGTAGGCGTTCACATTCCCGTGGTGTAAGGCGGCGCACTGCCATCTGTTGAATTGCCATATAACCGGAAGCAGCATGATCTATTGAATTAGACCATCCTCCACCGCCATTATGTGAAATCATTGTGCCTGCAATTTCATGTGTTGCCATTGGTTGCGCCACCGCATGGCTATTCCCTTTTGTAAGGGTAAACATGGCTTCACCCTCTTCACCAATACCTACACCAGTACTTTTGTCTGCATCAGGGCTACGAAAAGCATTCATGCTATTAATTGGAATTGGTTGCGCTACCATATTCTGCCCCCGATCCGCGCAAGGCGAACTATCGTGACGCGCTGATAATGTACCCGCGATTTCTCCATATTGAGTGATTGGCTGTGCCACATATGTCGTGCTTTCATGCTTATCTGCTTTAGACGCACCAGAACGCAAGCAATGTCCAAGATCGGGGTTCTCGCCAACACCAAATGGAATTGGCTGCGCGACGCCATGAACTCCAGTAGCATTCAATGTATACATTGGGCCGCCATCTATGAACCCATCACCGTTTCCGCCATTTTCTGGTTTTCGCCCAATAATATTTTCTGCAAGAGCGATTGGCTGCGCTATACAAAAATCTAATTCATTTGCGTTACCAGCGGCTCTAGTTAATCCACCCGCATTTGCCGATAATGTTCCAGAAACATGGGAATTGGTCATTACAGGCAAGGTTTCTGTTTCTGGATCGTAACGCTGACCAACGCCTGTTGTAAGGCATTTGGCAGTTTCTTGCCCCTTGCTTCTGCTCGGCGGAGTATCCCTTCGCAAGCCTTCGCGCTCAAAAAGAACTTCTGCGGGATCAATTCCGTCTCTAGCACTTGCGACAACGAACACACGTCTGCGGCGTTGGGCCAATCCAAAGTATTGAGCATCAAGAACTCGCCACGCTGCACGTCTTGTCGGTCCCACAACCATACCAGCGTTTGTCCATTTTCCCCCTGTCGGGACGAGGGGTGCATCGTTTCCCACAATGGCTCCGAGGAAGCATCCAAAGGCATTGTCTTTGACGGAGAGGACGCCGGGGACGTTTTCCCAGACGATGATACTGGCTGGCTTTCCTCCAAAAAATCGTAAATCGTCAATTGCATCTGCTAACCTTACAAATTCTAATGTTAAGTTACCTCGGTCATCATCAAGGCTATTGCGTAATCCTGCTACAGAGAATGCTTGGCAGGGTGTGCCGCCAACAAGAATGTCTGCATCTTTAATCCAATCTTGTTGACGCAGTTTAGTAAAATCACCTTCCAACCGCACATCAGGATAATGATGCGTTAGAACCTTGCGCGGGAATGGCTCAATCTCGCTAAATGCCAACGGCTCCCACCCAAGCGAATGCCAAGCAACGGTAGCCGCTTCAATCCCGGAGCAAACAGAAAGATATTTCATTTTTTCCATTCCTCACAAAACAAACCACATTCAATGTCCATATTTTTCATTGGATTGCCTTTCGCTCCCTCTGGCAGTTCATCCAAAAATAGCCTCTTGCCTTTATATCTTACTAATTTTGCTCCAATGCGCCTAGATTGCTCTGCCCTTTGTTGAAACACATCAGGATGCACCGACTTCACATGCGACCAATAAGTTGGAGAAGTAGCTTTTACGCAACCAATACAATTAGCATTTGGGTAACCCAACGAATATACGCGTGGAAGTTCAAGCCCCTCAGATTGCAAAATAGAGTAGCAATCGGCTTTCGTTATCTTCGCATCAATAAGCACTGGGATGACATTAGACCGCTCAGTCATAACAAACCGATCATGTCTTGGCTTTTCCTCGTAGGTAAATCCTAAAACATGCCAATCAGTATGATTTTCTTTTTCCCAATCTTGTCGGGCATATTTCTTCAATTCTAAAGTGCATGGCGCACCTGCTGTTCCACTCATAAACTGACGTTTTTCCCACACATCCACTGCTGAATTTGATGGAAACTTTTTAGATGATACTGTTTCAATATAAATTCCAAGCCAATTTTGAACGTCTTTAAGAAATCTCCTATTATCTTCGTCTTCTTCTGCTACTGGGTTGTTAAGAACCCTGATACAATAAGTTTTGCCGTATTTTTCAATTGTCTTCTTGGCAGCAACAGCACTGGCGGCACCACAAGAAAACCATACGGCTATCGTTTCCATATCATTCCCCATTCAGCACTTTGCGTGCCTCAGTCATATCTGCCGTAGTTGCGCTTTCTGCGAACATAATCACAGTCGCTAACATATCCTCCAATGCAATCATGCGTTGCTGCATCTTGTGCATCTCCTTGCTTATATCAAATGGAGACGGCACAAATTCTGGCTCTTTCTTCTTTGGTGGCGGCATCTTAATCACGGTCATTTCATCATCTCCTTCTTGGTTGTTCCAAACCCTTTGTTGGGGTTCTTTGTCTTTCCACCAATACGGCCACCAGCAGCCATCTTCTCTTTTGGTATCTGGTATCGGTTCTTTACTGCTAAAGCCGCCCTACGAGCCATCTCTGCCCTTTTCTCTGGGCTTAATAGCGCGAAGCCTCGCTTCAGTTTGTCTGGCATCGTTCATGTATCCCTTTGGAATCTGGATGACAGATAAAACATCATCAACTGACACTACTCTTACTTCCGGTATCATCATCCAAATTTTGGCGCGTGGGCCACTTGGAACCACGCGCTTCTTTTTGAATAAATCAAAGATCATTGTACGTTGATCTTGAAGGAGAGAGATGGCTTAGGCGTAGACACCTTGCAACGTGCCAGCCACCAATCTTCGCCCATCTCTTGCTTAACCTTGTCGGTATCAATGTTCCAGCGTACCGAACCTTCAGCAAAGACTGCCTTAAAAAGATTGCCATGCAATTCCTTGGCGGTGGCACGGTCACGGATAACCTTCTCAGCGGAAGCAAACTGAGCCTCCAATTCTTTGATCTGCGCCTTGAGGTAGGCGGCTGCGTCCACAACTTCTGCTATGGTCATTGCGGTGAAATCAGTTGCGTTGCTCATGGTAGTCTCCTTGGGTTGCGCCTCAGCGCCGTTGTTGATGTATGTAGATTACGGCAGTCTTTATTATCTGTCAACACCATCTTAAATTAAAAATGGCATCTATCTCACATTTTTTTCTCATAGCCTCGTTTGGCACAAATCGGTCGTCATCAAGGTCTGCGTCTGCCTTTCCTTCTAAATCAATATACAATTCCGTTAAGAAGGTTTCTAATTCTTCAATTTTGTGTGGCTTCAAATCTTTAATTTTTAAGAAGTTTTCCATTGTTATTGTTCCTCAGTTCAAACGGTCTTCAATTTCAGACATGACATAATCATCAAATTGGGTGGTGCTGCGTTTTACGATTTCGGCCAACTGTGCCTCCTCATCTCCAGACATAGTGACATTATCGCCATCATCATTAGAAACATAATTGATTGTGACCCATTCAAATTCCCATTCAGGCTCACCGTAATTTACATAACCGTAAATAACGCGAGCCTTGGCATCAACCAACAACTTTTTGCCTTGGAAGTTAACGGTGGCGTAATCAATATCCAGATCAAACTCGGTTACAATGTTGAGAGGATGAATGTTCATTTTAATCTCCGTTTGGTTGCACCGCAGTGCCGTTGTTGATGTCTCTGTTTTACGGCAGTCTTTATATGGTGTCAACTTTTATTTATTCGGCATCAAAAGAAAAGTTGTTGCCATCTTGATCATAGAAGCAATCTGGATGGATGTGAGCGACCATTTTACCAGTATCTTTGCGTTCAAGGACGAGGTATCCGCCACGCCAAAGATCGCGTTCTTCTGCGTTATTCCGCGCTTCTCGGATGGCTAGATCAATTCCGATGATATTACGAAAAGGTGTGCGTTCCATTTTAAATCTCCAATATTTTAGCAATCTGATTTTCTAATTCTTTGCGATTATCGGCCATTAAACCGACACCAATTCCGTAACAACGCCAACCTAAAAAATCCTTAACAATTCTGATTTCTGGGCGGTCAATGATGCCATAGACGGCTTTGGTATAACCAAAATTTGGGTGCCATTCTCGTGGCTTTATTTTAACGATCTTAATCATCTGCCACCTCGTAATTTGCGGCTACTAAAGCAACAAGAATGATTTCCGCAGCCTCGCGAGTGATGGCATGGGCGACATCAACGCAACCATCAAACACAATATGAAAAGGATGAGTACCCTTATCTTTTTTTACGATCTCGTATTTCATTTGCTATCTCCGTTGGTTTGGCCGTAGCCCGTTGTTGATGTCTCTGTTCTACGGCAGTCTTTATATAGTGTCAACACCTATTTCATCCGCACACAAAGAAAAAATACTTTTTAAATCTGCCAGATGATGAACCCTGTTATCCGTCAGCATCAGGACGCGCCACATTTTCCACACTGGCGACCACTGGCACCACGCAACATCCTGCCCATCGCAATGCACTGTAAACACGAACTCACTGGTTTGGTTTACCCGCAGTTTATTTGTCATTTCATCGTCTCTGAAGGACATCATTCCAATCCCCTATTGTGTCAGGCACCATCACCTGAACTTCAATCTGCCTCGTCATAACCAGCTTTCGGGCCAACTCATAAGCAGTGGCCTGTCCGACATAGTTGGCATCGTTATCCGCGAAAATCGTTAATTTTTTGCAAATAGCTGGCGGCTCAAATGATTTCATTATCGTGGCACTGATAGCAGCCCATGTTGGAATGCCATGCAACACTGTGGCTGACATAGCAGTCTCAATGCCTTCAGCGATTCCCATATGCTCCGCCGGATCAGTCAGCCATATGGATGCACTCGGAATTAGCGGCCCCGGCATTACCAATTTGTCGGGTGATAAATTAGCCTTCGTCCCATTGGTAGATATAAAAGTTTTATGGACAGATATTCCACGGCCATCAGGCCCACTGATCTTTGCGGCCATGACAAAATAGCTGCGGGTCTTATCTTGCGGGTGAATTGTGTGACCCTGCCTAATCGCGCTGGGAGCCTCACAGACGCCTATTCTTTTTCTGAGGTATATCCCTACTGGGCCAGTATCAGAAACCGCGCTGGTGGCCTTCCAAAATCGTTCTGCGGCAGTCCTGAAGGTATTGGTATCAATTTCCTTGCTAACTTGCCGCTTTCTCATGCCGCCAAGGAGAGGCACCACCATCATTTTGGCTGCGACGTTATCTATGCCCTTCAATTTAGCGACGAGGGAGAAACCGTCCCCCGCGCCGCAATGCGAACATAGCCACCCGCCTTTGCCATTTTTATCATCAAACCGGAACCGATCCTTGCCGGAACAGATCGGGCAGGGACCGTGCTTCCCATTCAGGCGGCTGCTTTCAATCCCCATGCTGACCAGAATATCATGCCACCGCCCTTGCGCTTGATCGTGAGCCGTTTGAAAGTTCATTTTGTTTTTCTCTTTGTTTTGCTCTGGCAATGTTCAAATGCTTTATCCATGATCTTGTCGCAGCCGATGGGCTGATTGGAGACGGCTTACTTGGCGGCCCCACACCAATCCGATGCTTATAGGCATGATAAGCCCAACCCTCTTTGTACCCCTTCTCGCGGGCATAACCCAGCAACTCGGAGTAAAAGAACAATTTGGCCTGCGTTGTCCACTGTTTTCCTAGTTGTTCTTTTTTGTTGGTTAATTCAGCCAATTCACCTTCTTCGGGTTCCACTTCTGATTTAACGGTTGGAACAAATTTACACACTGGGCATTCCCTTGTGCCGGGTGGTTTAAGGTAAGCGCACTTTGGGCAAGCGCGGGGCAGCCTCACCATCTTCTCATAAATGCCTTTGGTTTTTTCCCCACTATCCAAGGTATCGTGGTGGATATCAGTAACAAAACCCAACCGCAGCGTTGTGTCGCTGTGATCTAAGATCAGGCAGTAATCCTTGCCCGGTGCCGTTCTCAAGCCACGGCCAATGATTTGTGTATACAAAATCTCAGACTGTGTAGGCCGCGCCAGAATGATACACCGCACATCCCAATCAATGCCTGTTGTCAGTACACCGACATTACAGACCACTTGCAAATCACCATCGGCAAATTGTTTGGCAATTTGTTCCCGTTCTTGAATATCCGTGAAAGCGTCCATGTATCCGCAATCTACACCAGCATCTTGAAACTGCTGCTGCAACTTCTTGGCATGCGCCCGATCCACAGCAAAGCACAGCGTGGGACGATCCCCACCCTGCTCCAACCAAGTTGATACAATATCAGCCACCAGCGTACCCTGCTGCATGGCTTGGGATAATCCTTTAGTTTCGTAATCGCCTTTAACAGTTTTAACACCTGTCAGATCAGGATGCGCCGGAGCAAACACCTTGAACTTGGAAAGATAACCAGCCTCAATCAGTTTCTCGGTAGTTGTGCCTATGATGAGGTCATCATACAGCTTGCCCATACCCTTGGCCCAAGGCGTGGCAGACAGGCCAATCACTGGCACTTTCTGCTCCTCCAATTGCTTGAACCATTTCTCAAGGAATTTGAACTGAACGTGGCACTCGTCAATGATCACCAGCGAAGTGTCTGGTATTTTACGCCGCATCAATGTCTGGATGGATGCCACCTGAATAGGCGCAGTGTGATCCGTCCTCTCATGGAATGCCTGCATCACGCCGATTTCAAAAATGCCATCGCGTTCAAATGATTCAACCGTCTGGTTAACGAGCGAAATGGCTGGGACGCAAAACATTACCCCATTACCCTTTTCGCGTGCCATATTGATGATTGCGCCAGCCGTTGCGGTCTTCCCGGCTCCAGTGGGCATCTGCAATACGGGCCGCAATTTGCCGCCACGAATAGATTGCCTCAAAGCAGAAATGGCATCCTTCTGATAATCCCTCAACTCATGCGCTGACATGATTTTCTTTCTCGTACATTTGGATGGCATGATTGATGGAGGTGTGATCCTTGTTGAGCCACCGACCCACTTGAGATTGAGAGTAGTTTAAATTCTTCACTGCGCCCCAAATCAATTCACGGCGGATCAGCACAATGTTTTTCCGACGATCATCCTTCATTAAAATGTTAGGATCAATTTTGTGCTTCCTAGCCACTTCCATCAGGAACCTGTGGAAATTGTTCCGTGGCAAACCTTCCACCCGCCAAATGATTTCAGGCTCCTCAATCGGCTGAGGTTTGGGTACTGGTGTAACAAGTTGTATTGGCACTAAGCCTGCTGGCTTACCCAAGCCGCCCAGACGTTTTTTAACGGCTGCATAATGTGCTGTCAGTTCATTGTAGCTGAAATGGTAATTGTCCGCGTTCATTTGATTCGCCCATTGCTATAAGTGTTACGGTCATTGGCGCATTGCTTTGATTGGCCCACTCCGCAGCCAGCGCCAGACACTGGGAGTCGTCTTCCACTATTTTTAGCCCCACCAATAAGTCTGAGGTGGCTTTCAGAATGTTATCCAAATCACGTCTTTTGTTTGAGCGCAACGCCCTGATGTGTATTGCGTACTCGCCGTCTATGGTTTGTTTTGTTTGCTGGCGAACCATCCAACCAGCCTCCTCCAACCAATCTTTGTATAGTTTTGTCTTATACATTCTTTTGCCGGAGATACGCCACAAGGCATTTACCGATGGTGCTAATGGCAGTTCAAGAATGATCATTGAAGAAGTCCGCTGGTGAAAGTTGGCCGTGGGAGACACTGATAATTTTCTGAGCCGCACTGATCAGTGGCGTTTGTTTAAATCGCTCAATGCGGGACAGGCTGGCGATTGAGATACCCGTCAAAAACGAAATATCATCCAACGTGATCTGGAACGCCCTGCGCCAAACTCTCATGGGGTGGCCTGACCCGCTATGCCGCCAATGAGTGACGTTGACAGACGGTTGGCCGTTGAATTGGGCTGCATCCGTAATTGAGGGTTCTCCCATGTCCAGCATTCTCCAGTTTCATTCTGAAAACATATCCACATCAAATGATGCTCGTATCCGTAATCCAACAGGAAATGCGCCATCGCGCTGCCCTTCGGAGTAACTACAGGTAGTGGTGGATCAAGACGAATTATCATTTGACACCTTTTTGCATTCAGTGCAATTTACGTTCACTGCAAACGAATGTCAAGGAACTCCTATGAACGAATTACAGAAAATAAAACTATCTCTTCCAGCTATAGAGCATGAGATTACTAATCTGTTGGCGGCAGTATATCAATCTAATCCTGAGTTAAAATCAGATGATGATTTTAAATTAGATATATTAGAAGGTAGTACCGATTTGTTAGAGATAGTAGATAAACTTATGATTAATCTATCTCTTACAGAAGGATATGTAGAAGGTATTAAAATAACGCGGGCGCGTATAGATGCTCGCTCGGTCAGGCTCAAGAACAAATCTGACGTTATCCGCAGCATAATTCGCAGACTGTTGGAGGCGGCTGAAATGAGGAAATTTACGGTTCCCCACGGCACGGCATCTCTCACGGCAAAGCCACAGAATGTGGAGATTGTGGATGAGGGGTTGCTTCCCGAAGAGTTCTTCCGTATTACCAAATCACCGAACAAGACGTTGATTGGTGAAAAGCTAAAGGCTGGCGAAGACGTTCCCGGCGCGCAACTATCAAACGGCGGTGAAACGCTAACAATCCGATAAGGCAAAAAATGAAACATATAATCCAAGCACTAAACAACATCATGAAGGACGTTTCTTACGTTCAAAAATCGTCCAAGAATGAGTTCCACAACTACAAGTACGCCAGCGAAGCATCCCTTCTGGAAAGTCTGCGTCCCGCCATGATCAAACACGGCTTGACCCTAATTCCCAGTGTGGGAAATGTCAGCCCGATTGATCAGCATGGCAACACGATGCTGACTGTTGAGTACACATTGGCGCATACTTCCGGTGAAATCTGGCCCGATAAGATTGTTGCTGTTGGCTGCGGCAATGACAGGTCCAAGTCAGGCAGTGTTGGCGACAAGGGCGTCTACAAAGCCCTCACAGGCGCTAACAAGTACCTTCTGTTCAAACTGTTCCAGATTGAGACGGGTGATGACCCAGAGAAAGATGAAACCGCTCCGCCGCCAGCAGAACAAAAAACGGAAAGTTCTCAAAACCAACATAAGAAACCTGCTGCAAAATCCGATGCGAAGAGCAATCTTGCGCCAATTACGTATGCCGACAATTTCACTCCTGCCGCTGAGGATGTGGATAAATACGTCAAGGTTTTTGTGGATGCACTTGTCTTCGCAAAAACAGAAAAGGAAGTCCGTGAGTTCTGGAGACAAGAAGCTAAAAATCGGGCGCTAATGGCGATCCAGATAAACAACGAAGAATATACCCTGATGGCGGAAGCCTGCACTAACCGAATCACAACAATTAACGAAGGAGCAAAATAAAATGGCTGATTATGATATGTCTGGAATTATTTCCAAAAACAAATACAAGAAACTTGATAAGCAACCTGACATCACTGGGAAGGCCACAATCAATGGTCAAGAGATGATGGTGGCTGGATGGGCAAAGTCTGGAAACAGTGGCCCCTACTACGCTCTAAAATTCACGGTAAAGGATGATGAGCCGAAAAAAAATCAATCTAATTCTAAAGAAGATTTAGATGACCATATCCCATTTTGATATGAGAAATAATCAAGAACGGCATAAAAAATGAAAGTTCCAAGAATGATGCATCCAACAAATACCGATCAACAGTGGCGGTTTGACTGGATTGCCGTTTCTTACCGCCCCGATCCAATTACGGATGAATGGCGTGAAATTGTGATCGGGCGCGGGTTCTCAACAAAAAAGGACACCATCA